AGTGTGTAGATCTTGAGCATCAGGTGGCTAGGATCATGAAGCAGCAAGAAGAACACGGCTTCTTCTTTGATTCTATTCGCGCTGAGCTTCTGTATGCTAAGCTGCGTGAGCGTATGCAAGAGCTTGACTCTGAGATAAAGAAGGTATTCGTTCCTAAGATTGTTAGGCAAAAGCTTTTCCCTAGGTATACTAAGACAGGTTCCATAGGTAAAGTGGCTGACACTGAAGAGGCGCATGTTCTTCGTAAGCTTCAGAAAGAAGAAGAACTAAAACAAATACCCGGTGTAAGGCTTACCGAAGAAGAGTACGCGCTTATGCACGAGAAGAAACATTCTGTCCCGCTGCATATTGTACGTACTTCAAGCGTTGAACTTAACATCTCTTCTCGCAAACAGATTGGAGAATATCTTCAGGAGTTTGGCTGGAAGCCTACTGAGTTTACGATCAACGGAAGACCTATTGTCAACGAGAAGACACTTAGTCAGATCACTGACATTCCTGAGGCTGAGCTAATCAAAGAACACTTCTTGCTGCAGAAACGAGAAGGACAGATTAGATCATGGCTTGAGAAGGTTGAACGTGATGACAGAGTGCATGGCTTTGTTATCCCTAACGGGACTATCACTGGGCGAATGACTCACCGTGATCCTAATATGGCGCAGGTGCCTAGTGTATCTTCTCCATATGGTAAAGAGTGTCGAGCTTGCTGGACTGTACCTCGTGGGTACAAGCTGGTAGGTATTGATGCTAGTGGTCTTGAGTTACGGATGCTTGCTCACTACATGAACGATGAGGACTACACAAATGAAATTATTAACGGAGACATACACACCGCTAATCAACAGCTTGCAGGACTTGAATCAAGAAATCAGGCAAAGACTTTCATCTATGCACTCCTATACGGGGCAGGAGATGAGAAACTTGGAAGCGTGGCAGGTGGAGGTAGACGGACTGGTGAAAGACTTAGACAATCTTTCTTCGATAATCTCCCATCATTCGCAAATCTTAAAAATCAGGTTACAGGAGTTGTCGCAGAGCGAGACTACTTAAAGGGACTTGACGGTAGGAAACTTATTGTACGTAGTGAACACAGTGCCTTGAACACATTGCTTCAGGGTGCTGGAGCTATCGTTATGAAGCAGGCTCTTGTTCTGCTTGATGACAAGATCAAAGATCTAGACGCACACTTTGTTGCCAACGTGCATGATGAGTGGCAGATAGAAGTAAGAGAAGACCAAGCCGAACAGGTAGGTCAGCTAGGTGTTGAGGCTATACGTGAAGCTGGTGTAGTCTTGGAACTTAAGTGTCCTCTTGATGGCGAGTACAAAATAGGAGATGACTGGAGTGAAACACACTGAAATAATTTTAACAGATTCAGAGCAAAAGATTGCTGATTTCATAGCTAAGGGTAGAACAAAAACCTCAAGAACTAAAGGAATAAAAAATTTAAAAGTAGGGCCGCAGTCTACAGAACAAACAGAACTCGAAGGTGCTGGAGCTGAGCTTGCAGCTGCTAAGATTTTAAATGTATGGCCCGATCTTGATACGAGCAAATCATCTATAGAAGATTTTTATTACAATGGTTTTACTGTTGACGTTAAGACTACTAAATACCCGAACGGAAGGTTAATATTACCTTTATATAAAAAACAAAAAGCATGTGATTATTATGTGCTAATGGTAGGAACGTTTCCAAAGTATAAGTGTATAGGCGTTGCATCAAAAGATAAACTTATAGATGACAAGAACATTTCTTCTTTTGGATGGAACAAAAATTACGCTTTAGAACAATCAGAACTAATGAGTATAGAGTATTTTAAAAATGAAAAAAAAGCACGAGCCTAACAGACTTGGCGACATGGCAGAACACTACGCCATCACATGGCTATGGGACAAAGGTTACCATGTGTTTAAGAACTGTGGTTGTACTGGCCCTGCTGATATTGTTGCCCTCTCACCTAAAGGAGAAACAATACTGATTGATGTTAAATCGTATAAAGATGGACGCCTTTCTTCAAAGACTATTCAACAGCGTAGGCTTGGTGTACAATATATTCACTATAATTCAGAGACAAGAAAATGTCGATTCGTAAACCACAGGAAGTAAAAACTTTAGACACACTTATTAAAGACATCTACGATGTTCTTGATAATCTAAACACAGACAAAGGCATAGAGATTTCAGAAGAGCTTAGTCAAGAGTTCTTAGACTCTATGAAAGAAGCACTTGACTCTTGGTCAACGCCTAAGCTACAGTCCAAGGCTATACGTATGTCAAATGTAGGACGCCCACTGAGGCGTATCTGGTACGATATGCAGGAGGAACCTGCCGGATCTACGGACAGGCATGTCCATCCAGCCACGTTTGTTAAGTTTCTGTACGGACATATGCTAGAACAGCTTGCGATTCTTCTAGTTAAACTATCTGGACATACTGTCACAGACATGCAAAAAGAAGTAGAGGTTGATGGCATCAAAGGCCACATGGACTGCAAGATTGATGGTGAAGTAGTAGATATCAAGACAGCCTCTGGCTTTGCGTTTAAGAAGTTTTCTGAAGGCACCCTACCTGACAACGATCCGTTTGGCTACATCGCCCAGCTGTCAGGATACGAGCAAGCAGAAGGGACTGAGGACGGAGGCTTCTTAGCCATCAATAAAGAGACAGGTGAGCTTTGTTTGTTTAGGCCGGGGAATCTTTCTAAGCCAAACATATCTAGTAGAATTTCTGATATCAAAGAAACCTTATCTAAAGACGAGCCGCCTATTAAACCCTGTTACCAGCCTGTTGCAGAAGGTAAGCAAGGTAACATGAGGCTAGAGGCTGGCTGCGTTTACTGCCCTCACAAAGCAAAATGTTGGAAAGGTTTAAGAGCATTTAAATATTCTAACGGTGTAAAATATTTTACTCGTGTTACAGTCTTGCCTAGAGTACAGGAGATTCCTCTACAATGAACAGGAAAGTATCTAAAAGAATTAATAAGAAAGCCTTGGCTATTGCTGTTGACTGGCTGAAGAGTATGTTGCCTGATGAAGAAGCTGCTAAAGTTTCTAGCTCTGAGATACCTAGAGAAAACCACACAGTCTACAAAGAGGGTGTTGCTTTTTCTATTCCTTTCTCTTATAAAGGAGCTAAACAAATCATCAAAAGAATGATACGAAAAGATAGAAGCTTGATCATCGAAAACATTACTGTTCAAGATATAGATCAGTATAAGTACAGAGTAGGCAGGCCTTGATGATAGACATAGAAGAACAAGCAGAAGATGTCATTGCCTCTATGTTTACTTTCTTTATGTCAACTGGAGCAGGCATATCCCAAGTACCTGATGATGAGCTAATGAAATTATTTAACCTACTACAACTAGAGATTATAAAAAGAAACGGTGCAATACATTGACAAGAAGAAAGCCAAGAGCCAAGCGTCCTGTTGAAAAGGACAAGCCTAGAGGATATGATTCTAAGTGGGAAAAGACTTTACATGATACAGTCCTACAAGACTGGGTACATCATGATGGGACAATACCTTACGTAGTTGAACATAACTATCACCCTGACTTCACTAAAAGGATAGGCCGTAAGAAGATTATCATAGAAGCTAAAGGTAGATTCTGGGACTATGCTGAGTTCAGTAAATATATCTGGATTCAAAAAGCATTGCCTAGTACAATGGAGCTAGTCTTTTTGTTTGCTGATCCTTCTGCGCCTATGCCACAAGCGCAGAGAAGAAAAGACGGTACAAAAAGAACACACGGTGAATGGGCATCAGACAACGGGTTCAGATGGTTTACTGTCGATACCGTCCCTGATGAATGGAGAAGTGACCAATGAGTATAGATAAAGCAACCCCACAAGAATGGGATATGGTTAATAGGCCAGCACATTATAACACAGGGGACATTGAGTGCATCGACGGAATAGAAGCCATGCTAACAAGAGAAGAGTTTATCGGGTACTTAAGAGGAAACAGCCTGAAGTATCGGTGGAGGTTCCCGTACAAAAACGGGATAGAAGATTTGAAGAAAGCAGAATGGTACGAGAAGAAGCTCTTAGAGATTCTGAGTAATGAAAAACAATAATAATTATATCGACGCTAAGGCAGAGCGTAGGAACAAATACAACAAGAAGCACAAAGGCAAGCCTACTAAGTCTCAGAAAAATTTCAAGAGTCTTAAGCGCGAACAGCTTAGAATGCTAGATGACGAGCAGGACATGAAAGATGCAGAACCCTGAGTTTGAATTGTTTTGTCAGTTGATGTATGCTGAATACTGTGATGAGAAAATGTTCAACAAAGAATCTTTAGTGTTAAGATATTCAGAATACAGAATAAGAAACATGCAGTTTTTAAAAGAGGAGTATGAGAAAAGATATGGATCAGTATCAACAATACATTCACAAGAGTAGGTACGCCCGTTACCTAGATGAGGAACAGCGCAGAGAAACGTGGGAAGAAACGGTTATGCGCTACGTTGAGTTTTGGAAAGATAAGCTAACGCTCGAAGAACAAGGTGAGATTTATACTTCAATTCTTAATATGGAAGTCATGCCCTCTATGCGGTGTATGATGACTGCTGGCCCCGCGTTACATAGAGATAATGTAGCAGGCTTTAACTGTTCTTACCTTCCGATTGATAGCCCACGTTCTTTTGACGAGCTTATGTATATACTTCTCAATGGGACTGGCGTAGGCTTCAGCGTAGAGCGTGATTATGTTAGTCAGCTTCCGGTGATCGCAGATACTTTTCACGACACAGAGACTACGATTGTAGTAGCCGACAGTAAAATTGGTTGGGCTAGTTCATTCCGCGAACTGATTAGCCTATTGTACGCAGGTAAGGTTCCTAAATGTGATCTAACTCGTGTCCGTCCTGCTGGGGCTAGGCTAAAGACGTTTGGTGGTAGAGCCTCTGGACCGCAGCCGCTTGCTGATCTGTTTAACTTTTCTGTTGACATGTTTAAGAGTGCTGCTGGGCGCAAGCTTAC